CTCATACGGGTCGCTCACAAGGAGGGAACAAAAAGTGGCCTAGAGGCCATGTCTTTTTGCGAGTTTCTTCATTGTGGTAGACGCCAGATAGCAGAAAACGTTTGATTTCTGACTTGTCAGGGAAGTGAGACAAATCGAGATAAGGAATTTCAAGGTCCGGAGAGTTTCCGAACACTAGTGAAACGCCAGCACGGTTGGGTTCGTATCCTTGGGCAGCGTAGTATTCATACACGTCTTGTAAGACGAGCAAAACACGTTCGTTGTTGCCACAGGATGCGTAAGCAAAGCCAACTGCCTGAGCCATGGTGATCGAAGGATTCGGGTTTCGAGCCTTCGTGTGGTAAAACTGAGCTAACATTGCGATTTCATCGCGGTAAGGTAAGCCGTTTTTATGGCGGTAGGAGAGGACTTCACAGCCGTTGAGTGCGTTGCGAACTTCCGATTTCTCGATCGAGATCACTGCTTTGAAGTAGTAATCAGCGAGTTCTTGCATCTTGAGCAAAAAAGAATCGTGATCCTCTGGTGGTATGAGGACATTGAGTCTGACGATGGAATCATCGCCTTGCACTTTAATGATACAAGCTCGTGGATCGAATCCGAGAACGGATAAGATTGTTGCAAGCATTGTGTAATTGTACCAAGAGTCAAGGAGTTGAGTAATAAACAGACCGGAGGGTATTCCAGCGAAGTGTCGGACGTACATCGAGCCGTCAGGTAAGACGATCGGTGCGTTGAAGAGATTTTCAAGCGTCCAGAGCCAAAGGCGTTCAAGCCGAATAGCTTTTTCGTGGTTCCAGGTCTTATCCGTGTCAGGATAGTCCTTGGTTGGTAGGTACCCGTTTGAGAAGTCAAGGTATTGACGGACTCCAAGCATTATGCGCTTGATAACTGAAAAGTACGCTCGTTTGTCGAAGCGTTTCCAGTCTAGAGTCAGAAAAGAGTGAACTGCGAAACGAGAGAATAGAGCAGCGTTGAGACGCAGCCATCCTCCAGTGATGGTTTCGTAGCCCCAGAGCATTGGCGTGTGGCCAGGATTAAGCTTAATCCAGGCGGTGTACTCCCAGTAAAACTGAGTGTCGCCGATAACCCAAGGTTTGGAACAGCCCCAGATGGTTCGCATCTTGTTAGGGTCGTCCTTCTTGACGATAGCTGTTTTGGTATGTAACAGCATAGGAAATATGTAACGGGAATCAAAGTAATAGTCTTTTTCAAGACCAGCGAGGTCGAGGAAGTTGGACTTGATGACGTGGTGCCATCGATGAGTCCAAGAGAAGACTGTTTCTTTGAGAGGACCAAATTTTGCGGGGATTTTCTCATTCATGAGTG